GCATTTTGTCCGCCTCTCGATGTTAAACAGCAATCATTAAGTTGATTTATTTTAGAAAGGGAACCATCTGCACTGTTTGGTAGTAAATATAATCCTTTTCCATTAGTAGAGTCATAAAATTCAAATGCCGTACCACCCCCGCTTGTGGAGCCGCTGAAACGAAATTCACTTAATTTGAAATTATTTTTTGTTGAAGTATCTGCGGTAGTTACAGCTTGGGAAATTTTACCCGTTCCAGAAACCATGGTGAGATTTTGATTACCCATCAATTGGATTTCTCCTATAAATTGAGTTTTATCAAGTTGATTATATCCAAAACTCGAAGTTTGACGCAAAGCAGTGGTTGATCCTAGGTTAATGGAAAACCCATTAGTAATAGTTAAATCTGCACTACATTTTGTCGCTTTGTAAAATGTTATTCCGTTAGTTGGTTCTAAATCCATGACTTTAATTGTTTTATTGAAAAAGTTTAATGTTGTTCCTTCTTGATATAATTGAGAAACATCATTTGCATTTCCATTAATGTCGCTAATATTATAGTAGGATGAAGTAATAACTCTTTCATTTGCAGTAGTGGAATTTAAAACAACGGGTTTTCTAAAATGAGATGTTACATAGGACGTTGTGTTTGTTGTATCAATTTCGAAAGTTGTAGTGGGAGAATCTGATGCAGTAGAGTTCACAAATCTTGTTCTTCCGCTTGTTGATTGATTAGTCAACGTTAATATTTGATTATTTTGCCATATTTCACTTGTTCGAGAAGCATTGTTGTTATGATCTTTTACATTGAAAAAAGTCGAATAAATGTGTCTTTGTGATAATTCTGATCCTGTCATGTCAATATTTCGAGTTATGCTTACGGAAGAATCGCTGAATAAGATGCCTGCTGTTAAACCGACCCTGAATTGTAATTCACTGTCAGAAAAAACAATTCGTGGTAAAGTAACACCTTTGGTGATTGCATAAGTGACAGCAGATGGAATAGTAATTTGCGTATCTGTGTATGAGGTAGTGTTTATATTGATAAAATTTGCACCGTAGGTGGATGTGTTTGATGCATCTGTAACCCTCATTCTTTTGTTTGGTCTATCAAAATGATCAGTTATCAAAGAATTGAAACCAGTTTTTGTCGTTTCAATATCTGTCTTAAGTAAATTTGTAAACGCTTTAGTTTGTACATTTAAATCACCATTTAAATCCACGTCGTCATTAAAAACTATACTGTTAGATTGAATGTTATTACTTATGACTTTTGTTGGACAGATTATATCATTATTCAGGAGAAATTTGTCTGAAAGCAATGAAGTTGTACCATTTACTAAGTTCCTTTCGAAACCGGATACATTGACAAATTTCAAATCATCTGTAGAAGATAAACTTGACCCATCATTAAAATTTAATTGACCTAATAGAGTCACGTTTGTAAAAGTGGCATTCATAGTAATGAAAATTAAACAGTTATGCTGAACAATTCATACAATCATCGTCACCTACCGTATCTAAACCTGGTGTACTAAACATTACTTTCCTTTCAATTTTTTCTTTTTGTAAATTAGTTTCTATATTTGTTACCGTTTCAGTTTTAGGTACCAATTGAACACTTGGTCTATGGAATAATGCAAACTCTGTCAAAGAATGTAAAGAGAGCGATAAATCTGCTGATATCCATTTGGAAAAAAATTTTTCATTTTCTGAAACGTCTGAAATATCAATATCATCAAAATGAAACACAACAATATGTTTAGGAGTGCAAAATAGTGTGACTATTCGTCGTTGTTCAGTGGATGAGCGATTTCCATGTGACACAAAAAATGTTTCATTTTGTTTTTCATCAAACAATCGATATAATTCTTCAGCAGAATAATTATATAAAGGTTTTAAGACATCCATAAAATACAAATGGAAATCAGTAAACGGTAATATATCTCTAGTTTCCCAAAAATCACTTGGTGTTAAAGACCAAATAATACCATGTTCAGCATCGAGTGTAGTTTGAGCATTTACATCAAATTTTTTATATGACTTTTTTTCAATGAACAAACAATGAGGAAATGGTCTATCTTTGTTTTGAATATCTGTTTTACTAATTGTATGAAATAAAAAATGAGGCGTATCAGTAATTTTTTCTAAATTAAGCCTTGACTTTTGAAGAGCGAAATCTAAAAAAATATAATCTATAGGCGTTTGCAGACCAATTGCATTTAGAAGGCGATTAAATTTTTCTTCTTGTTCTTGAATTGTTTTTGCAATCGCAATTTCGGTAGTACTTAATTCACTCATTAGAAAAAAAATGAAATCGAATAGTATTCTAGAACAACTAAAATTAGGGGGAAACAGTTCCAAATACAAATGAAAATATTTTCATGATGATAATATTTGCGTTGAAATCATTATTTTTTGAATATAGCAAAAATGTTGAAATCTGTTAAACCTCGTATCTATTTAGGTAGCAAAGCGTTGACTATCTATGACCCCGCATGGTTTGTCACATGTCTAGGAAACCATCTATTTGACCCTGTCATTACACCACTAAAAGTTGATAAAGAAGGCGTGTTAATGTATGTGTTACAAGCACGAGATAACAATACCGGGAAATGTTTAGATGTACAATGGGAACTTCCTGAAACTATTTCGAACTCAATCAAGTTGCAACCATCAAACGGTGAACAGTCAAGTGAAGATGGATTAGATGCTGTGTGGGAATGTAATGACAGTGAATCGAATAGTTACAAAGCTGATGTCAATAGATGCTTAGAATTTTGGTTAAAACAAATTCAACAAGCGAATACTTTTGGAGAACAACCAGAAATTAAATACCTTCCTCTTGTTACCAAACTGAAATGGCCATGGAAATCGGGATCCAACGAAGATTATTTTAAAAAATTTCGCTCCACAGATCATACACATATTATCCGTTTAGGTGTAGGCTACTTCACTTCTGAATATGGAGTTGTAGGTGCTAGTGTGCAATTATCAAGCTATCCTGGAAAATCAGTCGCATCTTTAAGCGAGTCGAAATCACGTAAACGTAAGAAGGCAGAAATTGTCGAATGTGAAGAAAAAGTGACGGAGACTACTAATGTTTAGTTACATTAAGAAATAGTTTTCTTTCTATTGGTTGATGCCAATAATAATGCATTCTTAAAACTTATATTATTTTGTTTTTTCGTCGATAACACATCTAGAACCCATTGATTTTTCTTCTTTTTCATTATTTTTACTTTTTTCTTTTTATTCGAGTTTTCCATAATTTTAATATAATAAAATATGAATGAGCCGAAGTGTGAAAATTGTGCAACTATCCAATTAATTAAAAGATGTCAGAATTGTACTCTTGCTGTGTGTCCAAAATGCTACATTGTTTGCAATCGATGTAATACACGGTACTGTGTTTTTTGCGCTGATGAAATATGTTGGTCATTTGAAAAAGAAGAATATGTAATGTTTGATGACGATGTTTTAAATATTCAACATAGTAAACCTGACCATGAAAATTACATGAAGACATATGTAAAGTATACAGTTTGTTGTAATAAATAAGTGTTTAAAAATTACAAAATGAACGTTTCTAAAAAATCAAACAAACGAATAAAAGGTGAAAAAGTTTCTCCAACGGTTGTAAAGGCTGTAGAAGCTTTTAAAAAAGGAAGAAGTAGAAAATCAGTATTTGTGCCACCTGAAAAAGATACAGAACCCAGTGTAACAGCTACAGTTATTAGCCAGGTGAGCCCTTCAGAAGTTGAAAAAGTAGAAGAACCAACAATTATACGTTTATCAAAAAAATTTGGATCAATTGGTGGCGCAGCCTTAGGAGGGCTAGCAGCTAGCAAATTTGGGATGGGTATGCAAGGTAGCGCATTAGGTTCGAAATACGGAGGAATGATAGCTGAATATGGTGTTAAAAGACTTATTGAAAGACTACCTATTTTGGGGTCGTTTAAGAGTGGAGGAAATGTAAGAAAAACAGGTGCATACATTCTTCATAAGGGTGAAAAGGTGATTCCGGTGAAAAATAAACGTAGAAGTAAATATTAACTAAATTATTAATACTTTCTTTTTTTCTTTCTACAAAGACATTTTTTAGAACGGGTATTTTTCGATCGACAACTCATATAATAAATATGATCAGGTAAGTGTTTTTGCTGACCAGTGAAAATACATCAAATGAAAGCAGACAAGAAGTCCGATCGTACTACGTATTAAATAACAATCATCAAAGAATGAATGTCCATTAGTTTCTACAAATTGGAACCATAAATGAATAAATGTACGGAATTCGGTTAAAAACATTCCAAGTACATTTTTTGACAACTCTATATGGCCAAGTTTTTCAAATTGTTTTATTCTATTCATAATGTGCCTCAATTGAGTTTTCATGATTGAGTTTTTTAATTGGAAATCATGAGCAGCCATAAATGAAAGACCAAATAAAACTATATTTTGTAAGCAACTACCCCAGGAATAATCATTTAAATTTTCACTTTTTCCTTCATTTTCTAGACTACAAGTCACTTCTAAATTATTTTCATGTATTGAAATATAAAATTGAATTTCCGTTTTCATTATTAACGTGTAACAAAAAATTTCCATTATGTGATTACAGTGAAATTATTATTATTTAAATGCAAATATATTTTCATTTATTTCCCTGTACTACCTAAACCTCCGTAACGAATTTGCATGGAGGGTAGGGGAAGATAGGATTGTCCAGGGGAAATCCAATCTGTTACAATAGCAAATCTTTGAATCATTGGACGCATTAAAAAAATACCTTGACAAATTCTCTGTCCTTTTTTTATTTCATATTGATCAGGTGTATGATTTTGCATTAAAACGATTATTTCTTGCAGATAATCCCAATCAATGACACCTCCTTCACAAGTGATACCGTTTTGAATAAAAAGACCTGATCTCGAAGCTAACTGTAAATATACTAATGGATCTGACCATCCAATAGCAATTCCAGTAGATACTTTAACACTGCCATAAGCAGGTATAGTGACATCAGAATATGCAAATAAATCATAACCAGCAGAATGCAAAGATCCTTGGATAGGTGGTAAAGCATCTTCGTGTAATTTTTTAATAGTCACCTCCATGAAATAATGATTTTTACATAAACCATTTTCATTTGTATTTTCATTTGTATTTTCATTTGTATTTTCATAATTGAATTTTCACATTAAAATGAAAATATTTAAATTTCATTATTTTTGCCGTACACGATGAATTTTTTTGATGACGAAGAAATTAATGTAGAAGAAGTAGAACGGAGTCGTAGAAATGGAAATTTTTATGATCAAAATGTGTCATTACGAGATAATTTATTGCAACTTACAGGAATTGACCAACAGTACGATGAATTAAATGTTAACATTTTAAGAGGGAATTTTCCAAATACATCTATTAACTGGATATTAAATACTGGGTATTATCGCGGTGCTTCGTCAGTTATTCAAGAAATGCAAAGAACTACATACAATCAAAATGGAGAAAATAACGAAAACAAGTTACGAGCGGCAACTGAATTTATGCAATTTATGGAGATAACAATTCAAAGATGGATGTTTCAGACTAGTAGATTAAACTCAAATGGTAACATTGACTCAGTTTCTTTTAATTATTGTCAACAATTATTATGTCAGCCTAGAAATCAGGTAAATAATTCACTTCGACAACTTTTTTACCATTTTTACAATGGAACAAATTCGGTAAGAAATTTGAACCAAGTTCGTTGGGATGGAAATATTAAAGAAATTTTGAATATGGTTATTAATTTAATACGTCAAACATTTTACATGGAAGAAAATCGTTCTGATTTTATTCAATTAATTCCAGATCTCCATCAAGTAGGTTATCAAGGTAACAGGTTACATCGTTGGACATGGGAGTTAACAAATCGTCCTGATTTTTTATCATTGTTGTTTGCATTAGCAATGATACGATTACCAAGTAAAAATTTATCTGAACCGAATGCAATGGTCACTCAAAATTTTGATTTTCCTATTATTACTATCGATGATGATATTATGTCATCTGAAAGAATATCTTGCAAATACTCTGACGGAAAAACTAATCACTTATTTTATTTTATACCTGAACACAATCGTGTATTTGGTATTTGGCCTCAATCTGTTCGCGTTAAAAATGATGCTCAGGCTCCTTCACAGAGATTTGCAATTAATTATAAAGCTAATTTAATGCGAAGTATTATTCTAAAAGTTCGTTTACCAACAGCTTTACTAGATCGTGGTGGGACTATCGCATTTGATTATTTATTCTACAGACCTAATCAAAATATTTATCAACAATTACGTCGAAAAAATCCTTTCCAATTTGCACCTAATATAGACAGAATTACTCGTCTTTATGTTTCATTGACCATTTATGCAAATCAAAATGAAACTGTATTACATATTCCGTATGTCTTGGAAGGAAGTTTATCAAATGGGATTGATTATGATGTATCTGAATTTTGCAACGAATATGATCGTGTCATTCAAACTACAAACAGTGGTACAAGTGTGAATTTAAGAACCGTTGGTATTGAAGAATTTTACTTTTACTTTAGTTTAATCCATGATCCATCTTTACCTCTATCGGTTGCAACAAATAACGAAGCAGTTAATGCAGCTACACAACGTCAGCGTAGAATTATTCAGGGTTCTTCTAATACAAGATCCACTGTTAATGGGATGCTAGTTGGAGCTCCTTACGCTGGGACAAAAAAAGAAAAACATTATTTATTAGGGTCATTGATCAATCGATTTACTGTTTCAGCTGCTTTGTTTCGAACTCCTCAAAAACAAATGAATAGTTGTTTGATGATGTCGTTAATACGTTGTCAATTGTACCATTTTATGTTTCAATCTCGAGTTTGTAAAAATATTTTAGTCACTGGTACATTATGTGAAAGTGTAAAAGCTGAGTGTATGTATGTGGAATGTGTAGCAAATTATGACAACATGCCACGTGCTATGCCCTTTTTTGAAAAAATTAATGGAAAGTGGTTTGTAAAATTATTTAACCCGAGTAAATACAAAAATGAATCCAATAAATTTATTGCTGGTGCACTAGATGAGGTTGAAGAGGAGTATTGGGAAATGGCTGCAGAAGAGATATGGTTTCACCTTCAAGCTCATTATAAAAAAAATTTGGATTATACATGTTTGTCACAATATGGTCAAGCATTTTCAGATTTTTTTAAAGTTTGTATTTCTATATATGATGTGGAAGTTCGTTGCAATCGTGTCCATGTCATTACTCCTTTTCAAAAAACACCAAAAGAATTAGTTGATACATATGGAAATTTGTTAATGATTCATTTGGTCTTTGATCAAGGTCATATTCACGCAATCTCTAGTTTGCCAAGTTTTATTAAATCTGAAGGAAGAAAAGATGAGTTAAGATTATATAATTACTGCCCTGTGTGTGATGAAAAACAAGTTTCTGAATTAAGAAAAAATAAAGAAAGTGCTCTTGGTCATATATCACAATGTGTTTTAAAAAAGGATTTTAAAGTTGGATATGAAGAAGAACTAGATAAACAATTGTCTACACAGCAAAGAGAAGTTTATAAAGCGTACAAAAAAGTTGGAAATAAAACCCTTACATGTTATAAATGTAATCAATGTCAAAAAGAAATTCATCAACATAAGTATATGGAGCATGTTTGTTATATCCCTGCAAAGAAAACTGAGATTATTGACAACTCGTGTGTTTACGTGTATGACCTTGAATGTGCCCAATTAGTGGATGAATTGGGTTTATTACGTCATGAATGTAATTGTTTAATGATACGAAAAGTTTACCCTATGAATGATGAGGAAAAAAATGGTAAATACTTCCCAACAGAAGTTGAATTTGTAGAAGAAATTATGACCAATCCAATTTATCAAAATGCACTTTTTATTGCATTCAATGGAGGAAGTTATGATATACATTTTTTGTTGCGTATATTTGAAAGAGGAGAAATTACTCATACATATGTCCCATCCCCTACTAGCAAACACAAATTTATTCAAATTTCTTTAACAGAAAAAAATATTCGATTTATCGATTTTATGAGGTTTATACCTGGCAGCTTGAAAAGTATAGCTGAAGCATTTGAAATTGAAGTGTCAAAAGGAGATTTTCCTCATAAGTTTAACAATGGTAGAAATGATGAGTATATCGGTCCAATTCCAATATTAGATTCCTGTGACGATTACTGGGGCTTGGACTCGTATAAAAATTTTAAAGCAAAAGAAAAGTTTATTGAGTGGTACAAAACTCAACAAGAAATTTATTGCACTTGTGAGAACTTAGAATGTCGATGTGCCAAAAAGAAATGGGTTTTTCAAGAGGAATTAAGAAAATATTGCTTATTGGATGTAATTGTTTTAGCAGAAATTGTACGCCATTATCGAGAAGCTTGTATGAATTTTGAAAATCTGGATGCTGAAAAAATTATGAATTGGACTGTGCCAAAATTAGACCCATTACAATTTATGACATTACCTCAAATTACCATGCAAACATTACTTCACGGTTTTGCTAGTTTTGATCATAATGATTATGATTTTAAAGGGATTCGTTCTTTTTACAAGAAAAATCGTGGAGGTAAAAGTTGGGAAGGTGCCTTATGGGTATTCCAAACTATGAAACAATCAGGTGAATTTATTTATCATTTAGGAAATTCTTGCAAAGAATATTATGATTTTGAAACAAACATATGTGTTGATGGTTATGCACCTGAAAGCAATACTTTATATTGGTATTTATCGTGTTCATACTGGGGGTGTCCTGAATGTATGATTGATTACAATGAATTCAATTGGATTTTACCTGATAGAGGGATGTATGCTTCGGATGTTCGTAAAAATTTGGAATCCATACTAGAGTCATTACAGAAAAATTACAGTAGAGTGGTGACTATATGGGGTCATAATTTTCATTGTTCATTTGAAGACCCGTATATTGTAAAATCTTTCCAACTGATGAATCCACAGGATTGTTTTTACGGTGGTAGAACCGAAGTATTTCAACTTTATTCTAATGCTGCATTGTTAGACAAAGAAATTCATTATTATGATGTGACATCTCTTTATCCAAGTGTTTATGCTCATCACTCTCTTCCATTAGGAAACCCCATTCATGTTATAGGTCATGAAATTGATTTAACCCGGTTTCATCCTACTTGTTCAAATCGGTATTATGGTTTTGCTAGAGTAAAAGTTAATCCTCGAAAAACGGATTTAATTGGTTTATTACCTCAAAGAGATGCCACTAGTGGACGATTGTTTTTTCCAGTTTACCCAATGGAAGGATGCTGGGGGACTGAAGAATTATATTTGGCAATGCAAAATGGATATGAAATTGAAAATATTTATGAAATCTATCATTGGGATGAAAGAAATAAAAGTTGCTGTCATTTTGCAGCGTATGTAAATTATTTTTTTCAATTGAAACAAGAAGCAGAAGGATGGAAAAAATTAGGAGCTTCAAGTGATACTCCATCCGAGGAAGAAATGAGTTTGTTAGTTGAAAAATTATATTATCAGAATGGAAATTTGGCACGTATTCGTCCTCAAAAAGTGAAGAAAAATGCTGTATTGAGAAGCCTTGCAAAATTATATTTAAATTCATTGTGGGGGAAATTTGCTCAAAAATCTTCTAAGACAAATCATACAACTATTTATGGGACACAGCAATTTCTTAGTTTATGGAATCACAAACAAATTGATCAATCTTCTTGTAAATTTCGTGAAATTTCTCCTGGAGTTTATAAAACAAGTTATGATGTAAAAAATGAATTTATTAATCCTGTTCGACATGGAAATTTATTCATTGCAGCCAAAGTAACTGAGACAGCACGATGTGTTTTACATCAAAAAATGTTACAAGTGGGACCTGAAAACGTTATATATTGTGATACTGACTCGATAATATTTCTCTACTCTGTTGTGATGGGAATTTTAACAGATGTTGGTTTGGGAAAATGGACAAATGAATACCCACAACATGTTATCCAACATGTTTATGCTCTTGCACCAAAATTATATTCGCTTCGATTAAAAGTCAAAGAAGACCCTAGTTATGAAGTATTTCGTGCCAAAGGTGTACAGTTGACTCTCGAAAATCAAAATCGAATGTTATTTGAATCTGTTAAACCATTAATTGAAAACATAATTAAAGGTAGCTCCAGCCCATTTACAATTCCTGTTAAGAATTTCACTATTTTTTCCAATTCTGGAAATTCAGCTCTACCCTATGGTCAAGTTTATTCCCGTTACAATGAAAAAAAGGTTCGCGCCATCATTACCAAACGTTTATATCAAATTAACAAAGAATTTACCTGGGAAGGGTGTTCACAAATTCGTACTTTTCCTTTTGGTTTTGAAATTACTAGTGAAATGTAGAAGTATATTGAAATTAGATGCAAAAAAGTTTTAATTAAGTGAAGAATTGCATTGTACCTCCTCTTTCAAAAACTACTCTAGCATCACATTGAGCAATTGTTAAAAGTTGTGTGTCATAATCACGAAGTAAATGACATTTGTCCATTTTTAGGAACATGTTATTGTTGACAATTGGGACTCCTGTACGAATTTTTTCATTTTGACCCATAAATGTTTCCAAATTAAATGATAAATGGAATGTTCCATCAAATGGTTTGTAAAATGGAAGGGAATTAATTGGAGCACGTTTCCCACGCAACATTTTTCTTAAAGATATTTCAGCAGGAGCAAAGAATGGATTGGACGTAATAGTTTGGTCATCTAAAGCAGAAATAGGTAGATAGCACGCCCAAAAACCATCTTGTAAAGTATTGATAACCATACCTTTTTGAGTCCCGTAAGAAGGATGAATATGCGGATCTAGTTGCATATAATCCCTGTCCGAAAAAACTTGATCTCCCCAACGAACATGTTGTATTAATCGACGAATGGAATCAATTGGTTGTCGAGGTAATAATTCAGAAGAAAGTTGTAGTTGAATATCAATACCAACTCTTTGTTGTATAATACATTCGTTATAATAAATAGGTTTCCCACCTAAATAATTGTAATCACGTTCGCTAGTCGAATCAGGAGTTAAAGTTGAATCAAATTCAAATCGAAAACTTGTAAAAGGGTTGTAAAATGAAAATGAATTGTATCCATAAGCTACGTCGCCTTGATAAGTATTAATTGGACGAAACACAAAAGAAATATCTGTACAAAAAGCTGCAGCCATATTAATTAGAGCTTTTTGTGATTCTTGTCGTGGAAGCATTGATTCCATTTCTTTCCAGGCATGAGTCTCCATACTTATACCACCATTTAAGGCATTTTCAATAATTGATAATGCTGCAGTTCGAGGTAAAACAATTTGTTGAGTAACAATTTGTACGTTTTTGATCATATAGGTCAATCGCTCATCAATACGAGATGATACAGAGTCTGGAATTAAAAGAGGGTACAAGCTACTGTGTGTACGACGAACTTGAGCACATGAACATTCCAAATAAGTACCAAACGCAGTTGCATTTTCATTAATAAAATCGTTTTGACTTAATGTTCTTATTGTCGTTTTATCAGAAGCAGTAAGTAATGGTAAATATTGCGGGGTAGGAAAACAAAATGGGTTCCAATTTAATGACTTGGTATCCCAATCATACATTGGGTCAGTTTTAAATTTGGGGTTCTGACTAGCAGTTCCATCTAATTCTGAGTACCATAATATATCCTTAGTTCGGGGTGCTTCAGATGTTCCTGCAGTACTTAAAGTCTCTCCTGGTTGTACAATATTTTGATTGAGATATCTAGAATGCCAATCTTCTGGATGAGTATAATTCCAGTAATGTGCAATTGAATTTGGAGCAAGAGCAGGATCATATGAAGAAATACCTGTCGGTGGGTAAGTTGCTGGTGAAATTACAGGGAATATTGGGTATCCGAATTCACCATTCGATTTCAATTCTGCATGATACTGATTTAGTGCGTTTAAAGCATTAAAGCCATTGACGGCATTAATGCTTCTATTAGAAACATAGCTGGCTAAACTTTCTCCATTTTTGGATGTATTAGCTTCGAGTGATGTTCCATACATAGTTGTAGCAAATCTAGTAGCATTTTGACTGTCGGTACCACCACCATATAACTGAGTAGCATTAGAACTATTCGATAATCCTCTTAAATTTTGAATATCAAAAGCTGTAAATAAATCATGAACCATTTTCATTCGCATCACTGGAATCGGATATTTTCCTAATGCAATAGAGTCAATGTAAACATCTCCTGCTTGATAATCAGAAACCATAATAGGATGAATTCCAGATGTTATTAAAGAAGGTGATATGGAGTGTATAGATGATACGCTAGATCCGTCAGTGGAATAAATTCCTAAATTGGGGTACCAATCTCTACTGGTACCTGGTACTCGACGACAAGGATCCATTAATGTTTGAAAAACGATCTGTGGTTCTTGCCATCGGATTCGAACTCTCATACGACCTTGAGGAACAACTAATTCAGGAAACCATTTTTTTGCTAACTCTCCAATTAAAGAACTGTATATTTTTAGACTAATATGGAATTCAGTTTGTGCTCCAACAGCTGCAAAATTATCTGGAACAGGGGCTGAATGAATTTTGCTACCCCAAATTTCATTAGAACCACTGCTTGAGCCATGTAAAAAAAGAGGAATTCCAACAGGAATATTTTTACAATTTGCATAATAATTTAAAATTGAATCACTATTAACATGGTTATATTGTTCATGAAAAAATGCTTGTAATTCATGAAATGGGCAAGGTTGTTTAGCTGGCCACATACTTGGAGGATAAGAAACGGTAGCTTGTCCAGGAGTCACATTATAAATGGATATACTACTAGAAGTACCAGGATTTATTTTAGAATACCTTGATAAAACAGATCCACCATGTGGCATTCCAATTAATCGGTTTGAAGCTGTTAAAACTGTATTAACATGACCATTAGAATCTGCTAAACTAGAATTATTTGTTGAACTATATCTAACAACATCTTGTGTCCGATCTGAATCAGCATTAACAAATGTTTGTTTTACTGTTGCAGTTGGAAATTTAATCAAACGATCATCGTAGTAAGCTTGAGCTACATCGAATGATGAAGAAACAAACCATCCAGCTGCATAAGCACTTATCCCTGTGCCAGTACTAGCTGATGGAAGCTGTAAGTGAGTACCGACAGATTGACTCAAAAAAGGATTTGAATATAGAAGCATACTCTGAGTGATTGTATCTGGAGTTGTTGCTGAAGTTAGGGTTGTTAATGATGGATACTGTACATTGTGAGGTAAACCTTGAGCTGTAACCATACTTGGTTTAATGAAATTAATATGAAATTTGCCAGCTGTACCGTCAGCAGGTTTCCATGGGTTTGGAGCTGTATACAAAAATGGTACTTTATTTTGCCCCATTTTAATCATTTCCAATTCAACACATTCTGCATAATGTCGATTCAATTCATGTATACCATTGTTAATTTCAATACCGAATTCTTGGATTAAAGAATGCCATCCACATCTTGGTAAATTGATGAAATCGATAAAATAATTTTTATTTTGAACTACAACCGTTAATTCAAGACGAGTACAAGCAACGTCCATAAATGCACCAGCAGCACCTGTATCGAGTGGAATATAACATAATTCCTGAGGACGATATTCATTTTGAGTTGTAGTGTTGTGAATTACTTCTCTACGCAATGCAGGTAAAGCATTGCGCCTTGAGCTTTCTAGCTCTAACGATTGAGGCATTGCAAAATCTTGCATTTTCTATCTACAAAAAATAAAAGTGAAAAAAGTTTTGAATGTGAAATAAAAAGTGTTTAAAAAATAAAAATGAATTCCTATTTAATATTGTCGATAGTTACGGTTTTAAGTGGAGCTGTGGTAATGGGAATGAAAATATGTTTTGCTTCAAAATGTGAGTCTGTGACTCTATGTTGTGGTGTAATTAAAGTAGAAAGAGATGTGTCGATTGAGGAAAAAGAATTTTCCAACGATCAAAAAATAGAAAATAGCTTAGAAATTACACAAATGAAAAACGGTTTACCGAAGGTCTAAATTGACTGTTTTGAGATGATTGTAATACTAATTTTTTTCTTTGCGGTTTCTCTTCTTCTGAACTTGATTCTGAGGACTCATACTCTGCTTTTACTTTTTTCTTTGATTTCTTTCGTAACTTACTTCTTTTCTGGGACTTACTTTTTTGTTTTAAAATCTCTTCTTCAGAAGATTCATCAGTTGATTCATCTTTGCTTTCTTGTTTCTTTTTCTTTTCATTGTTTTCTGTAGTTACTTCTTTATCCTCAATTTCACCGTCCTCTAACACGCTTTGTTTCATTTCAGATTTCATTTCATCCTCAATTTCTTGTCGTATTTTCTTTTTCAACATCTCTAATTTAATTTTTTCTTTCATGCGTGCACTTTCATGTTCTTTTTCTGTTAATTCTTTTCTTACTTTCATGTACTCTTCTCTTCCTTTTTGACATTTGGCCCATGCTAATTCTCTAGCAGGAGTCCATGTCCGTTTTGTATTCGATTTCGTGTTTACATCATTTTCGTTTTTACTTTCAGCAGGGGGTGTTTCTGTTTTACCGTGAACAGTTTCATTTTCCCCATCCATTTCGAATTCCAGAAATTCTCGGCTCATATTCGAATAGATTTAGTAAAATGTCAAAAATAGTTCGTGTCAGTAAAGAAACTGTTTCGCTCGAGAAGTTAAAAGAATTTTTGCCTGAAAGTGCTTATCAAGCTGTATGCGATTCGTTATTAGACTCATCTACCAATAAAGTTTATGATGATTCTTTGTATCGTCAATATTTTTCTGCAACACCAACACCTGTGTTGTCAGAAGCTGAGCAAAGCGAACTTTTTGAACAGTTAGGCAACGGGTGGGTAAAAAATCATTTTTCTACAGATACTCTTCGTAGTTTTCTTCATAGTGAACCCACTAATAAAAGAATTAGAAACAAACATGACTAATAATCAAATCACTAACAATGAACTTGACAAAATGGTACGCGCTCGCAGTTTATATATAACTAGCGATACCATTTCATTTGATGCGGATGTTGGAAATGCAATTTATCAATTACAAGATCCAATAACTTCTCAAGATGGTTTCGACTTAGTGTATGGTGTCAGAGCTTTTGGATTTAACGCTAGTGCTATGAACATTTCTCGACAACAACGTAACAATATTTTATCATTTGAAACAACCATGATTCCTCCAGCTTTCATATACAATACTACTACAAAGAACTTTGATACAAATTTAAACCGAACAGAAATCACCTCTACTTATCATGTTCATTATCCAGACGGATTATATACTATGGATCAATTATTTAATATGTTGTCCAATGATGAAAATTATTCAATGTTTTCAGGTTATCAAACAAATATTACGTATTCGGACCCTATATTTTTCGACGTTTTAAACGGAACAAGTCAAGTAAATAATTTATATATCAAACCATTATTTCAAAGAGCAGACGGAGGTTTTACAGTTCAACCTGTAATTGCTGGTTTGCAAATCAACAATAGATATTATAATTCAAATTTTACAACTAGGTATTACGCATACCAAGTTAATTTTGTTTTAACTTCATTCAAAATTAAAAAAAATAGCTCAAATCCAGGGTTGTATAATTTACTTTTTACAAATAAATTTACAGACTCATCCGATCATGCTCCTATGGTTCCTCAATTTGAAACGATCATTAAAGGTCATAATCCACCAATTGAAATTGAATTTTTGATTACAAACAACTTGTATTGGTCTGAAAATGATCCAGCATTACAAGACAATGTTACTCCATCATCTTCAATGATATTTACAGTAGTATACAAAAATGATGAACATATAATTTCTAATCTGACAGAAAAATACCCATCAAATGGATTTACGCAACCAAATCGTCCAGCACGTTTTTATCATCTCCCAGACATTAATCCATTGTATGTTGATGTATTGTCCGATTTACCAACTTTATCAATGTCAAGTGATGGGAACAAAAAAGGCATATTGGTTCGTCAATTTGCCATTGGTGGAGACAACGGTGGTACAAGTTTTTTTCAACAATACGATAATCCAATATTTTACCGAACTAGTTCATCTAAAGAAAACATTGATTCTATTAGAATCAACTTTGTTTCTGAAGGAAACAAATGGAGTTTTTTTAACCTTGATTTCTTTTTGGAGTTGGTAATATTTGAATATAAACAAGAAGCAGTAAATAATCCATTCCCATCAGACGAAAGGTATAAAAATAGCAGTGCTACAGGAAATTCTTATCATATGCCAACCGAAGACGAAATCACATCGGCAATGGGACCTACTCATAATTCTTTTCCGTTTAGACATTTAGGGAATAATCAGTCTGTAGTCTATTTTTCTGACAATCTAGAATCGAAACTAAAAAGAAGACGGTAACTAAAAAATCATTTTTTCATGAATTTTGATTTTCAATGTGTATCCTATTTGTCTAATCAATCATTTCTTCGAAACCCTTCTGTTGAAGCATTTGTTATAGAAAATAATATGGTAATTGATATACAAAAATATGTGGTATACAGTGTTGGGATTATCAACAATCTACGAATTGTTCATGCTTTACGATTTATCAAACAGTATCAATCTCCAGGTGTTACATCATATTACATAGAATGGTTTAATATAGCTTCGTATCCATGTTCTTCATTTATATATGAGCATCCTCCAATTGAAACTGTCAAATTTTGGGTGCATAGCGGTGTCGCTCTCAGAAAAAATTTTTTTCTTTATCAAGATCGAATGAATTTATATAAGAGTACTTTTTTGTATGACATCAAACGAGGTCAATATTATAGAATGATATACTTATTGCCATATCTAAAACTTGATTTTGTCACTCATATTGAACGTCCAATGTATTCTGAAGTCGACAAAATTTTCTTGCATAATCATCGAAAGAAAAAACAGAAAGCTGCTTCTTTAAATTACAATTTGATATCATTAAGGAAACAATGCTTGAGGGTGATCCATTGCCACAATTCCTTTGGTTACTTAGAAAAATCACATCCACGACTGTTTGAAGAGTTAACAAAAATCATTAATTAATTTATCATGGAAATCCCTCCTTCTTCTTCAGTTGCCCAAATCAGTGCGTACTTTACAGGGTATTCTAATGATGAAAAAATTCAACAATTTTTAGATTTACAACCAGGAACTACACCTTTTAAACCTACAAATTCTCTTGATCGTATAGTTGCTGGTAGTGGTTCAGGTAATGAAGCTGATTTTAAGATGAGTGATTTTTCATACGCTTGGCAAATGTTCAATGGACAATTAATGTACCCATTTAGTAATATTGCTCAATTAGAACACCATCAATTCGATCCATTATATTTCGACGGATCAGAAGAAAGACAAACTGCGTTTAATGTGCAAGAAAATTTAATAGGAATGCCTTTAGATAGTCCTCAATTAGTAGACCCACGAGTGACTTATATTGATAGCTTGATGAAACTAAGAGAGTATCATGCTGGAAATTTACCTTTGGATGCAAGCTACTTGAATACTCTTTTCATGACAAATACAGAAAAAGGGGCCAATTATTATGCAAATCAGATGAATGATTTAAATGAAGCAATGGGATTAAGAAGCAGAACAGGATTCGCTATGAAAAATGCAATTGATATTCCAGAATCCCATTATACTTCGAAACTTGGTCAAGGTGTGTCATCTCATGATACCCCACCTGCTGTTAGCAGATTTATGGAAAACTCCTCAAAAACCCAACATGTTCAATCAAATTATCGTCAAGATAGAATGCAATCGGTTGAGCCAATCAGATTGCAACAGCAATCACCTAATGAGAAAACTGTTGAAAATAAAAAACGTAAACAACGTCAACCCATTTCTGCACAGCCATCACAAACACAAACACCAACACCAACACCAACACCTAATAACGAAAAAATCACCCCAGATGTATCCGGACCTAAACTTGACACATTTGATAACACGTATTTTGACGAAGAATTGACCTTGAGAAGAAGTGAACCTGGAAAACGAAAAAATTATGATGGATTAAAGCCTATTAAACCCATAGGAAATAAAGTAGATAAGTCAATTGAACAAAAGTATGAAGAAACAATAAACGCAATTCGAGAGGAAGGAGTAGGAGGTAGTTGGGATACAGCCAAAAAAGACGTTAAGGCAGGTTATAATGTAGAAAAAGAAATGATCGTTGATGGTGTTAAACATATCTGGGATGGAGTAAAGTGGATAACGTTGAGTGCTGCCGCTTTTTACGCTCACCAACAATTGGGACAATATGATACATACCAACCGAATGAAAAAGATTTCTAAAAACGTTTACAATTACTATAAAACAGTTTAATCACTAATCATTTCATTATTTACATGTCTTCTTCAACCCAATTTCCAACCAATATAAATGTTCAAAATATCCGGTTTTACAATGGAACTGAATTAGGGAGTACAAATACATTTACAGACGATGTACGTTGTAAAAAACGCCTAAGAGTTGAAAATAATTTAGATGTCAGAGGAAAAATTCCTTATGTTGATAATCAAACAGGGTGGGGGTTACCACAATGGACTTATGCAGCTACTACTGGGTACAATGTTACAACAGACTCTTTGATTGCAAAAATAAAAATTATTGAAGATTCTTATGCTACAAAAACTTATGTGGATTCTGGTGGTCAATTTTCTACAGCCCAAGGTATTGTTTACTATGCAACAAATTCATTTTTTGTGTATAATGACCCTACACTCAAATATCAATACCCCATTACTACTTTAGCTGCAAATACAGGATTTATTATAAGAGACATCAACGGTACAACAATGACATTTAAATTTCAGAAAGGGAACATTGGCATTGGAAAAGTGTTAGGATGCATTGATACGGATGGCACGGTAGGGTGGGTTGCTCCTACTGATGGAACATTAACACAAGCTACTTCAGTTACAACTTCTAATGGAACATCTAATAATTACAGTTTCCGAGTTGTTGATACAGGGTTAACTACTACAGAAGGTATTGCTTTTTATCCTGACATGTTGGACGATAGTTTTAACAAAGGAATAAAAAACCGTGATCATGTCTTCTTGGGTGGGACATTTGAAAACAAAAGTGCGATCAATCGTGTGTTTATAGGTCCGTATTCAGAAGGGAGTGATGGGGTTGCTATTGAAAATACAAGAACACAAAATGGAATCTTGACTCAAGGAAAAACAATTATTACTGGAGGATACTACACATTAAATGCAGACCAACGAGTTAGTTTAGCATCAGATGGTATTAAATTACAACCTGCACCTAATTTACCCCTCATTGCTCAAATTCCTCATCAAGCTAAAAATTTATCCGCATCCCCTCGTATGTTTAGAAAAAGTTTGTTAGTTACAACCACTTTTGCCGCTACAGACGAGTATCCACTGCTTTTAATGACAAAAAATGGACAATTCCAAGGAGTAGTTGAAAATCACGGCATTGGCATGTTTTGCAAATTAAATAACACTTTTTATAACCCTTTGGTCAGTACTAATGCCAATGGAATTATTTCAGCCGAATGGGGTAACTTCTTGACTAATGGAGATAGACTTACTATTATTCCAGAAGCTATTCAATTATTTGTTGGCCCTTTGTCCTCTTATGCTGATGGATTCACTGTTTCCCCAAACATCGCATCTGAAATTAATAACTCATCTGTTGGTGGATATACCCAAATGACTTCATTTGACTCTCAGAATTATATACAAGTCAATAAAAATGGTATTGTTCAATTAACTGGTGGTTCAAGAAAAATGACTCATTATGGAGCGTTTGAGATTATAAATAAAAGCGGAAGTATTTTTAATAATACTAATACTTCCTCCATTTCAAGTTCTTTACAAGTAGGAACTACATCATCTCCTGTGACTAGTAATTTTTATGGAAATTTTAATGTAGCATTTGGTGAACTCTACTTACAACCAACTGGAAGTCCACTTGTGAATGGGAATTATTTAAAATGTACTACTGAAACGGGGAAAGCTGAATGGGGTCAATTGCCCTCCTCTTATTCTGCCTTAGATGTTACTACAATTACTGGTACTTCATTGACTGCAAATACCATCTCGTTATCTTATTCAAATGGTTCTACCGCTGCTATTTCTCTCCAAAAAAGCAGTATTTTTCAAGGTCTCAACGATAAGTACCTCCATTTTGATAATAATTTTGTAAATGGGGAAATAGTTTTTGCTGTCAGAGATAGTAACAACAATCAACAAATTCCTGTTTCAATAAACTCTGGAGGATTGCAAATTTCAACTGGGAAAGCCCTTGCATATCCAGATAATAGTGTACAAACCTCTGCTTATACAGGTGCTAAAGGTTTAAATGGAAGTTATACATATTGTAATATTACCATTAATGATCAGGGAAAAATTACTGC